ATATATACCAGATTAGGAGTGTCTAAGACATGAACATCGAGATTCCGTATTCACCTAGACCGCTCCAGGCAAAACTGCATAACGCCCTGGTAAAAAACCGCTGGGGAGTTGTTGTCTGTCATAGACGATTTGGCAAGACTGTGATGGCCATAAACCATTTACTGAGGGCAGCAATACTTAATTCACAAACCAATCCCAGGTACGCTTATATAGCGCCTACATACCGCCAGGCTAAAGCGGTAGCATGGGATTACTTAAAACAGTTTGCTGGTAAGGTTCCTATGGTTAGGTTCCATGAAACTGAACTTAGATGTGATTTACCTAATGGTTCCAGGATCCAGTTACTTGGTGCTGAGAACTACGATAGTCTTCGTGGTATTTATTTAGATGGAGCTGTCCTGGATGAAATGGCTGATATGCCAGAAAGTTTATTTCCAGAAGTGTTAAGGCCAGCTTTATCGGATAGAAAAGGCTGGGCGTTCTTTATTGGAACACCTAGAGGTCATAACGCTTTTTTTGATTTGTATGAATCTGCTGTTAACAGTGATGAATGGTTTACCCAGGTTTATAAGGCTAGCGAAACTGAGATAGTTGATAAAGAGGAATTAAGAGCTGCCAAGCAGATGATGACCGAGGATCAGTATGAACAAGAGTTTGAATGTTCCTGGGTTGCAAATGTACCTGGTGCGATTTATGGAAAAGAGCTGCAAGCTGCCCAGGAAAGTGGGCGCATAGGGAATGTTCCCTATGACCAGGCGCGCAAAGTAGATACCTGGTGGGATCTTGGTATAGGAGATAGTACGGCAATCTGGTTTACTCAGAATGTTGGTAGGGCAATTCACGTTATAGATTTTTACGAAGCTCGCAATGAGGGATTACCGCACTATGCGAAAGTACTTACATCTAAAAGCTATCTCTATGGAAATCACAATGCGCCACACGATATTGAGGTTAGAGAACTTGGTTCTGGCAAAAGCCGCCGTGAGATCGCTTACGATTTGGGAATTAATTTTAGGGTGGTGCCTAAGCTTCCAGTTGAGGATGGCATACACGCTGCGCAACTTATTATCAGCCGTTGTTGGTTTGACCAGGTAAATTGCAAGGCTGGCCTGGAAGCTTTGCGCCAGTATCACAGAGCTTATAATGAGAGATTAAGGACATTTAGGAATAGTCCAGTCCATGACTGGGCGAGCCATGCAGCTGATGCCTGGCGATACTTTGCGGTAGGGATAAAAGAAAACCGAGGTTTCGATAGACCGCCGCAAGCAGTAGCAGATAGTAACTATAATCCATTTGGAGTAGCAGTATAATGGGATTTCTTAGTCCAAAAGTGCCAGCGCCGCCGCCAGTTGAGCCGCCACCGCCAGCACCGCCTATGGATGTTGTGCCAGATAGCGCAGTAACGTCTGTAGATGAAGTAGAAAATAAAAGAAAAAACGCTAATCGAGTTAGTAGACAATCCACTATTTTAACTGGATCACAAGGTTTGTTAACCGAAGCACCGATAGAATATAAAACTTTACTGGGAAATAAGTGATGGCTGGTGAAACAAGCGATCCTGGTGGCCAGGACACAATAGACCAGATGGAAGAAGAAAACGCCATAGCTGGTATGACTGATGCGCAAAGCCAAGCTGCTATGTCAGAATCTGGTTTAGCTTCTGGGTTTGGTGATTTTGCTGGCAGTTCAGCCTTATCTGGTAGAGCTAACAGTTCAATCACTGGTAGTAGTTTAGTTGATGCTCTTGTTCCAGGCATTGGTACGTTGGGTGTTATTAACGCTATTAGCGCACAACAAACACAAGCCAGCTTGCAGCGTGGCGCTAATCCAGTTTATGGATCAAGCGGTGATGTTGTCGGTACAATGGGATCTGGTTTACTTGGCGGCACTGCTTATACTGGATCGCCAGAGGGTGATCCTAATCCACCTGGCCAGAATGAAGAAGGTTCGCAGCCAGTAAACAGAACGAGAAGAGGTAGGCCAGGAACAGCGGTAAGAGGTGTATCTAACACAACCGCCAGAAGAATTGCGCCTAGCTCACCAGTTAGAGCTGCATCACTGGAGCCAAGGCTTTACGCCATGAGTAGTCAAGGTAGGGGAAGAGGTATAAACACTTCATCCCAGGGAATACTTGGATCTGCTCCAGTACGAAGAAAAACTTTATTAGGAAGCTAATATGTCTGAAAAACTAGCTGCTGAACTTATAAAAAGGTTTGGTTCTTTAGAAAATCAAAGGGCAACCTGGGAAACACACTGGCAAGAAGTAGCTGATTATGTTGCTCCCAGGAAAGCTGATATAAACAAAGTTAGATCACCAGGCGATAAAAGATCAGAACTTATTATGGATGGTACTGCTGGCCTTGCTGCTGAATTATTAGCCGCAAGTCTACATGGTATGCTTACAAATATGTCTACTAAATGGTTTTCATTACAGTATCGCAGTGATGATCTTAACATGAATGACGAAGCTAGAGAGTGGCTTGGTGATGTTGAGCGTGTTATGTATGGCGCTTTTGCCAGGTCAAACTTTAATGAACAGATACACGAACTTTACCATGATCTAATTACTTTTGGTACTGGTGTTATATTTATTGAAGAGGATGATGAGTTTCAGCTGGGATTTTCGACCAGGCATATTTCAGAATGTTATGTGACTGAAAATGAAAAAGGGCGTGTAGATACAGTTTATCGTAAGTTTAAAATGCCATTACGAGCTGTAATACAAAGGTTTGGTGCAGATAAGATCTCAGCAAAAATGCTGAAGATGGCCGAAGAAAAACCATTTGAAATGATGACATTATTGCACGCCGTCTACACCAGGGATGAAAGGGATATAACTAGAGTTGATGCGAGCAACAAACCAGTCGCTTCAGTTTACATAGATCCAGAAAGTAAAACAATTTTATCCGAGGGCGGATTTGATGAATTTTGTTATTGTGTGCCAAGATTTTTAAAAGCAAGTTTTGAAATAGGTTATGGTCGCTCCCCAGCCATGACGGCCCTGGCTGATATTAAGATGCTTAATAAAATGTCAGAGGTGACAATTAGGGCCGCCCAAAAACAAGTCGATCCTCCACTACTTGTTCCAGATGATGGTTTTATACTCCCTATTAGAACTGTACCAGGCGGCCTTAATTTTTATAGGTCTGGCACAAGGGATAGATTAGAACCTTTAAATATAGGCGCAAATAATCCTATTGGTTTGAATATGGAAGAACAACGTAGAAAAGCTATCCAATCAGCTTTCTACGTTGACCAGTTAATCCTGGGCCAAGGACCACAAATGACGGCAACTGAGGTTGTGCAGCGTACTGAAGAAAAGATGAGGTTGTTAGGACCAGTCCTGGGAAGATTGCAAGCTGAGTTATTGCAGCCTTTAATTACCAGGAGTTATAATATTTTGGCCAGAAAAAATGCTTTTAAGCCAGCACCAGATATTATCCAGGGCCAGGATTTTGATATTGAGTATGTGTCACCACTAGCAAAAGCGCAAAGAGCTGGCGATGTACAAAGCTCGCTGCAATTTATTGAATTAATGCAGCCGCTTGCCCAGGTGGATCCTGGTGTTATTGATTACCTGGATGCAGATAACCTGGTAAAACATTTAATTAATGCTCTATCAGTGCCAGCAAAAGCCGTTAGAGGTGATGATCAAGTAAGCGAAATCCGTGAGCAGCGGCAAGCTCAACAAGCGCAGCAGCAACAATTAGACCAGGCGCAGCAAGTAGCTGAATCAGCTGGTGCGGCAGCGCCGTTATTAAAGGCCACACAATGAGTATTGAGGACCTTAGAGCAGCTTATAAACTTACATTTAACAGCAAAGATGGTGAGACAATTTTAAAAGATCTGGAAGCCAGGTATCACATTAATGGTTCTACCTTTTCACCAGATGCAACCGAGACAGCCTACAGAGAGGGCCAGCGTACTGTAGTGCTATTTATTAAAGCGATGCTGGCCGATCAACCAAAACGAGAGGACATAGTTGAAACATGAGTGAAGAAGCCCAGGTAGCGGAAGCTCCAGCCGTTGAAGATGCTGGACAAGCTCCGTCTGCGCAGCCAGCCGCATATGATTGGCGCTCAGAAATTCCAGAAGAAATTAAAGGACATAAATCATTAGAAACAATCCAGGATGTTCCAGGATTAATTAAAAGTTATGTTCATTCACAATCTATGATTGGTGCTGATAAACTAGCCATACCAGGTAAACATGCTACAGATGACGATTGGAAAATTGTTTACGACAAACTTGGTAGGCCAACTGAAGCGAAAGATTATAACTTGGCATCTACAATACCAGAAGGCCAGGTACAAAACCAAGAAATGCTAGACTGGTTTCAAAATACAGCTCACGAAGCTGGATTATCTCAGCGCCAGGCAACATTATTATTAAATAAATTTAATGAGCAAACAAACAATCAGCTAAGTACTAGCCAAATAAATGTACAAGCTGAGGTGCAAAAGACAACACAAGAACTGCAAAAAGAATATGGCCCAGCTTTTAACGATAGGATGGCAAAAGGCAATGGCGTTCTTGAGCAGTTTGGTAACATAGACATTGCTAATATTGAATTAGCTGATGGAAGGCGTTTAGGCGATCATCCAGACGTTATTAGAATGATTGTAAATGTTGGTGACTTTATAACCACTAAGGTTGGTGAAGATAGTTTAGAGGGCGTTAAAACATCTAATGCTATTGGACCAGAGGAAATCAATTCTAAAATTGTTGAAATGACTGCTGAGAATACGCCGTATTGGGATGCTAAACATCCTCAGCATAGTTTCTATGTAGACGAAGTTATGAAGTATAGGGAGATGTTAAGTGTCTGATAAAGAATTTAGATTAGAAGTTTTAAGGATGGTTCTTGAAACTGGGTCTGGCAGAATAATAGATGATCCAATGGAAAGAGCTAACAAGTATTTACAATGGTGCGAAGATGGAGATAAGCCGAAAGGTCCTCCTAAAAACAAGCCTAGTAAAGTAGTCGAGATAAGCAAAGGCCCTCGCAAAACACAGTAACCTTACGTCTGGATAACCAGGTAGCGTTTTAATTTTAATATGAACTAAGGAGATTAGTAATGAGTTCACAAATTACTACTGCTTTCGTTAATCAGTTCAGCTCCAACGTACAGTTATTATCACAGCAAAGAGGTTCTTTGCTTAGAGGTTCTGTATCTGAGGAAGCCGTTACTGGTGAGAAAGCCTTTTTTGACCAGGTAGGTGCAACCGCTGCGGTCAAAAGAACATCAAGGCATCAAGATACACAGATCCTTGATACACCACATTCAAGAAGAATGGTAACAATGGATTCTTATGAGTGGGCAGATCTTATTGATGATGCTGACAAAATAAGAATGTTAATTGATCCGACATCTACTTATGCTCAAGCAGCTGCTTCAGCTATAGGCAGATCAATGGATGATGCAATTATTACGGCTGCAACTGGTACATCAAAAACTGGATCCAGTGGAAGTACTGATACTTCAATGCTTGCTGGTAATATTATTGCTCATGGATCAGCTGACTTAACCATAGCTAAGCTCATAAATGCAAAAAAGATTTTGGATGAGGGTTCAGTAGATCCATCAATCCCAAGATATATTGCTGTAGCTCCAGCTCAAGTAGAAGCTTTATTAGGTACTACACAAATCACATCAAGTGATTTCAATACTGTAAAAGCTCTTGTTGCTGGTGAAGTAGACACTTTTATGGGTTTTAAATTCATTATGTCAACAAGATTAGCTGTTGCTTCTAGTATCAGAACTTGCTTTGCCTGGGCTGAAGACGGAATCAAGCTTGCTGTTGGAAAAGACGTAATGGCAAAGATAGACGAGAGGGCAGATAAGTCATACTCAACTCAAGTCTTTTATTGTGCAACCTTTGGTGCAACACGAATGGAAGAAGCTAAAGTCGTTTCTATCCTTTGTGATGAATCAGCTTAATTGGGAGATAGATTATGGGTACAAAAAATTCTGATCTAGTAGCTAATTTTGAAGCTACATACACAATGAGTGATGCTGGTTTGTTAACTGGAACAACCAGGATTGCTCAAGGAACTGTTGAACTAGCAGCTGGAGATAGTAACGATGATGATATTGTTATGTTAGCTCCGATACCTACTAACGCTAGGATAAGCTCGTTAAAGATAGGCAGCGACACTTTAGGTGGCAGCTGTACTTTTAATGTAGGTTTATACACTAGCGCTGGTGTTGTTAAAGACGAAGATTGCTTTGCAACTGCTGTCGCAGATGCTGGCGCAATGACAGATGTAAGATTTGAAGCCGCAGATATAAATACTTGCGGTCAAGAAGTTTACACTATCGCTGGTGATTCGACAGATCCAGGCGGACACTACTATGTAGCAGCAACTATGGCTGCTGAGGGTGGTACTGCTGGTACAATGTCATTCATTATTGAATACGTTATAAACTAAACTTAGAGCGGCGCAGAAATGCGCTGCTTTTTCATAGGAATTATTATGGCTTCAGTAGTAGATATTTGTAATTCAGCTTTGAATCAAATCGGTGCATCTAATATTATTTCTCTTACAGAGGATAGTAAAGCTGCCAGGATTTGTAACCAAAGATATGAGTTTGTAAGGGATGCAACATTTAGATCCCATCCCTGGAATAGTTTAATTACCAGGCAAACCTTGTCTCCAGATGCTGATGCTCCTGGTTTTACATATGCAAAACAATTTACATTACCTACTGATCCTTTTTGTTTAAGAGTTTTAAAACTTTCAGACCCAGAAATTAAATTTGAAATTGAGGGTCGAAAACTTTTATCAGACGAAAGCACAATTAATTTAGTGTTTGTAGGGAAAGTAACTGATCCAAATCAATACGATACTCTTTTATTAGAAACTATTACG